CGTTCATAGCGAAGCGTCAGATGGAGCGGCGGATTTACGGTTATCGCCGGGCGTTTACCTCGTCGCATGACAAGGAGACGCGGGCGCAGGCGATCCGTGGCCGGCTGGCGATGGGGAAGGTGTATTTCCCGCGGCAGTCGTTGTGGGCGACTGATCTGGTCGAGGAGATGCTGCGGTTTCCGGCTGGGCGGAACGATGATCAGGTGGACGTGCTGAGCCTGATCGGGCGCATGCTTGTCAGCCTGGTTCACGGTGACGACATCAAGCATGATGAGCCGATCCGTGGCCTCGCCGGGATGACGTATGGCGAACTGGACAAATGGCAGAAGACGCGCGACGCTGGGCGCGGTCGGCCGCAGAGGATTTGAGCATGGACGCAATCGTTGCCAGCCTGCCCATCGGGACGAGCATAACATGTGAGAACGGCCACCCGATTTGCGTGACGGTAAAAGAGATTAGGCTGCACACGCCGGTAGACGCGATGGCGTTAGATGGATTTGCGGCGGAGCAGCATCGACCGGTGCCTGAACAGGCAATGGATGACGAGCGTTGTGCGAAGTGTGGCGCTCTCTGGTTTGATTCAGAATTAGGCAGCATGCACACGGAGCCTTATGGGTGGTGGCCTAACCGGCAAATCGCGGTTCGCACGAGTGGAGAGAACGGGATGCTGCGCGGCTCGCTGCCGCTGGTGGTGTTGGTCGCGCTGGCGGTGCTTGCGATTGCGGTATGGAGCACGGCTCGAGCGCAGACGTGGCCGCATGGGGTTAGCGACAAGGTGACGACGGCGACGCTATCGGTGACGAGCGGTAACTGCCTCGGCGTGAACACGCAGCGCAAGACGCTGGCATTGGACAACATCGCGGGGACGATCAACATCGGGTATTGCGAGACGAGCGCGGCGACGCCGAACACGCCATGCACGGCGGCGATTGGGACGGCGGGGACGACGACGCTGTTGGCTGGGGCGTTGCATTATTTTGTGCCGGCGCCTGTCAATCAGTTTTGTTTTATTGCGGCGAGTGCGACGCCGAGTTTGACGATCCGGGAGGGGCAATGAGCGAGTTTCGGGACGCGGTGATTGCGGGGTTGAGGGATAGGGGGTGGCCGGAGCATGGGTTGGACGACAATGATCGCGTTGTCTGGCGTGGTGCGGAGGGCGGCTCGGTGAGGTTTGGGCGCGGCGAGTGGGGGCATGTTTTTGAATATGGGACAGCGGACGGATCGGAGGGTGGGAGGACGAGCTTTGCGGAGGGTGTGTCGCCTGAGCGGGTGGTGGAGTCGATTGACCGTGTGCGCTGGGTGATAGGGCTGCCGGCGCTAGAGGAGGGGGGGTTCGTCGTCGTGCCGGTCGAGGCGACCTCGACCATGTGCGGCGCGGGGTCGGATGCCGCAGGCGGAGACATTGGAATCGTCGGTGCATCAAGCGTCTACGAGGCGATGGTGGGGGCGAGGCCGCGATGATCTTCATTGATCGCCGTCAGCGGTGCCTGCAATGTGGGAAGGTGCTGACGAGGCGGCGGCACAGCACGATCAGCGGCAAGTTTTGCAGCATGTCGCATAGCCTGATCTTTCTCCGTGAGCATGGGATCGCTGCGGGTGATTTGGCGCAGCGACAGCCGGTCGAGGGTCGGCCGCAGGGATGCGAGACGGTGGAGGCGTGGTTGCTGGCTGGTGGTCGGGTGTACCGGGAGGATGATCCGGCGCTACGGGCGCGGGGGATTGGTTGAATGAGCGATCGTCTTCAGGCGTGGTTTCGCCAAATGTCGAATGATTTGCGGTTGTTAGCCAATCGTCTGGAGGAGGAGCGGATGCTGCGTGAGTATGGCGCGGTAGGGTTTGTCCCAAATCATGCCTGACTTCGGCGGCAACTTTGCCCCGATCGAGCGCCGCGAGGACATTGGCGACGATGCGAGTGCTGTGTGCCGGTTTTGGTTGCAGCAGTTGCGGCTGGCTGAGCGTGAGGACCGCAAGTGGGTGAAGACGGGGCGGTTAATTGTCAAGCGGTATCGGGATGAGCGGCGGGATAACCCGTCGCGGAACACGGCGAAGTTCAACATCTTGTGGAGCAATGTCGAGACGCTGAAGCCGATTCTTTATGGGCGCACGCCGAAGCCTGATGTGCAGCGGCGGCACAAGAATGGGGATGAGTCGGCGTTGTTGGGCGCGGAGATTCTGGAGCGGGCGTTGGCGTATGAGGATGACCTCGACGAGTTTGATGAGGTGATGCAGCGGGTGGTCGAGGATCGGTTACTGCCGGGGCGGGGCGTGGCTCGGGTGTTTTATGAGCCGGAGTTTGGCGAGCCGGAGGATGACCCTGACGCGGAGCCGGATGAGGATGGCAAGCGGCCGACGTTTCGGCCGGTCGATAACGAGCGGGCGCCGGTAAGGTATGTGTTTTGGGAGGATTACCGGGAGGCGCCGGCTCGGGTTGACAATGACGTGTGGTGGAAGGCGTATCGCGCGTACATGACGCGGGACGAATTGGTCAAGCGGTTCGGCAAAATCGGGAAAGAGGTGACGCTCGACTACACGCCGAAGGGTCTGGAGGACGATGGCGAGAAGGGACCGCAGGCGGATGCCTTCAAGAAGGCGCAGGTCTGGGAGATTTGGGACCGGCAGAAGAAGCAGGCGATCTGGGTGGCGCCGTCCTATCCCGAGGGTCCGCTTGACCGGAAGAGTGATCCGCTGGAGTTGCCGGGGTTCTTTCCGAGTCCGCGTTCGCTGAGTGCGACGACGACGAACGAGACGCTGGTGCCGGTGGCGGACTATTCGGAGTATCAGGACCAGGCGATTGAGTTGGATATCTTGACGGGGAGGATCGACAAGCTGACGACGGCGCTGAAGGTGGTCGGGTTGTACGCGGGGGAGAGCAAGGCGGAGATATCGCAGCTGTTAACCGATACGGGTGCTGAGAACATGCTTATTCCGGTCGAGGGGTGGGGGTTGTTTATGGAGAGGGGCGGGTTGCAGAACGCGATCGTCTGGGCCCCGATGGAGCAGATCGCTAAGGTATTGATTCAGTTGTATGATGCACGGGATCGGGTGAAGCGGACGCTTTACGAGATCACGGGGATGGCGGACATCTTGCGGGGGGAGACGAACCCGACCGAGACGCTGGGGGCGCAGCAGTTGAAGGCGCAGTTTGCGACGCGACGGGTGAGCCGAGCGCAGAAGCAGGTTGCGCGGTTTGCGCGGGATTTGATGCGGCTGCGCGGTCAGGTGATGGCGCGGCATTTTTCGCCCGAGACCTTGGGGCAGATGAGCGGGTTGCCGGAGCAGTTGCCGGCGATGCCGGCGATGCCGCCGATGATGGTTCCGGCGCCGCCGCAGGCGCCATCGATGCAGCCTCCCGCCGTCCCCTCGGGAGGTATGCCGCCGGGAGTGCCCTCTCCGGGTGGCATTGCGCCGGGTAGCGGTGTGGCTGCTGGGGGTAGCCTACCGCCGCCTGTGCATCCGATGGTTGCGGGAGCAACGCCATGAGCGATACTGGCGTGATCTTGAATACGGCGGCCAATGCGTTCATAAAAATGCGCGCGAGGCGGAATGAAGATAGTCCAGTGAAAGTGTTGGCAGATATTTCATGCATGATGGAAGAAGGTGCCATACCTCGGGAACCACTTCCGAAAATAATGGATGTTTACCGGCGCGCATTTGAAATGGGACTAATACCCAGGGATGATTTTGAAAAGTCGCTTCGGGAAGCGATGGTACGGGATGGGACACTAGGGCCATGAGCGACATGCCTCCAGGCATGATGCCGCACCCGCCGATGGGCGGAAACGTGCTGCCGTTCCCTGGCGGCGGAATGATGCCGCCGCAACAGCCGCCGATGATGCTGAACCCTGCCTTCGCGCAGTGGATGCAGATGAAGCAGGCATGGGATGCGGAGACGGCGAGCCGGCAGCAAAAGTTCATGGCGGCGTGCGAGTTGCTGCGCGGGGACGCGGCGAAGGCCTACAAGATCGATATCGAGGCCGACAGCACGGTTGCGGCTGACGAGGAGGCGGAGAAGGCGGCGCGGACGGAGTTCCTGCGAGCAATCGTGCCGTTTATGGAAACGATGGTGCCGATCATGCAGCAGAACCCGGCGATGGCGCCGCTCGGTGCTGAGATGATCAAGTTTGCTTTTCACGCCTTCCCGTCGAGCAGGCAGCTTGAGGACGCGCTCGATAGCGCGCTCGAAAAGATGCAGCATATGCCGCCACCGCCGCCGCCGCAGAAGGGCAACACCAAGTCGCCGCAGGAGATTCAGGCTGAGACGCAGATCGAGGGCGCGAAGTTGCAGGCGACGCAGCAGCAGACGGCGGCTAAGGCGGCGTCTGACCAGCAAGCCAATGCGGCGAAGGTAATTTCGGCGCAGATCGAGGCGAGCGCTGACCAGCAGCGGACGACGGCGGAGAACCAGCTACGGATTGCCGAATTGTCGCTTCGGGGACGCGAGGTCGCCGGGCGCGAGGCACTGGATGCGGCGAGGCTGACGCATCTGGCGTCGCGGGATACGAAGGGGCTGGTGTGATGGATGATCTTCTTGGGTTTGGCTCGCAGGACACGTCTGACCCAATGTGGCAGCATTGGAGAAAGGTGTCTGAAGAAATCATTTCTGTTCGATCCCATAAAAAACTCGAGAAATATAATAAGTACAACCGTGATAAGTTAGCTGACGGACTGGCTGGTATTGCTATGAACGCTATGAGACGCACTGTCATTGATGAACTTGAGAAGAGTTTGTTAGCTATTGAAGAAGCGGACCCTCGTGAGTCACCTCTTATTTGGGCTATGTGCGCGGAGGGGTTGGTGTGAGCCTTACAGTGGGACCACGCAACGTCAACATGCATTTCTATCGGGCAACATGGTCTAACCGCCCTATGTGCGAGTTTCATCTTAAGGTGTTTGGGAAAGTTTATAACGCGGCGTGGGTTTTATGGCCGCTCAAGCGTTACCAAGCGTGGGACGAGGCTAAGTGGATGAAATGACCCGCCGCCGCTTCGTCATGCGCAACGGCGAGTTTGTCGAGCTTGATCTCAATGCCAAGCTGCCGCCGCGGGTCGCGCCGTACATTCAGAGCGATATCGCGCCCTATCCGTCTGTTATCACGCGCGAGATGATCACCAGCCGGTCGGAGCATCGCGAGCACTTGCGACGGCATGGCGCGGTCGAGGTCGGCAACGAGTACCCGAAGGGGATTGAGCGCGAGGTGCTACCGCCGGTGCGAGAGGATTTGCGGGCTGCGTTGGAGGCGTCGCCGGAAGCTCATGCTGAGGCGCAGGCGGCGAGCTCTGCGGCTAAGGACGTAGGGCCGGTTGGGAGGATTTTGCCGTGAGAGTCGTCGATATGAAAAGAACCAAGGCCGAGAAGACGGCTCGCGAGAAATCGTGGAAGGACGGGCCGGTAATGGGTGACGATGCCGATTATCATCACGGCCTGCACGTCAGCCTCGATCATGAGTCGATGAACAAGGTCGGCATGAGTGAGACGCCGAAGCCTGGTACCGAGTACCGGATCGAGGCGCATGGACGCGTCGTGTCGGCGTCGGATAGCTCGCGTGAGGGACAGAAATCGCCGGATCGCCGGGTTGAAATCCTGATTCACCGCCTGGGAGCGGAGCCGAAGGCGGCTTCGGATGACGGCAAGAGCGTCAAGGACGATGTGCGGGATGCGGCTGATCGGGCGGAGGACCGAGGCAACGGGTGAAATGGTGGCGCGGGTTACGGATGACGCCGTGTCGTTTTGCCCGCTGGTGGGTCTTCGGCGTGGTTGCCGATCTGTCTCGCCGGCTGAACTTATGGGCACGTCGGCACCGTGATGGCTGATTATCCCAGCGTCCGCGATAGTCTGCGACAATCGGCGGAGGCTGAAGATGCAAAGGTCAGCAAGACGTCGGTTGGTTACGAGCATCCTGCAGCGAAGCCGCCGCAACACTGCGGGATTTGTACCCACTGGCAACCGCCGCGATCCTGTGAAGTCGTCAGCGGACAAATCCGACCGGAAGATTGGTGTGAACGATACAGGAAGGCTACCTGATGCCGCCCGATGAAGAAGAAGGCCAGGATTTACGTTCGGTCCTGTCGCGCGTGGTCGACGAGGCGGAGGCTGAACCGACCGCGACGGAAGCGCCGGCAAGGGAGCCTCCGGCTCGCGAAGCGCCGGAGCCAAGATCGACGGAGCCTGCCGGTGAACGCCAGCGCGGCCCTGACGGCAAGTTTCTGCCGAAGGAACCTGCTGAGGGCAGCGAAGCGGAGCCACCCGAGGCTGTCGAACCTGTCGCGGTGGTTGACCCTGAGCCAGAACCGGCGAAAACCGGCGAATTGGCGACCGATGTTCCGCAGCACTGGTCGCAGGCCGACAAGGATTTGATCGCCAGCCTGCCGAAAGACAGCCAGGCCAAGGTCGTCGAGCGCTACAAGGCGATCGAGGCCGGATTTACGCCGCGGTTGCAGAAAGCCGCTGAAATCGAGCGCAACTACGCCGGTGCAATCGAGCTATTCCAGCCATATGCCGCTGAATTGCAGCAGCAGGGCAAAACGCCGTCTGACATCATCCGCACCTGGGCAGCAGTCGAGCAAAATCTCGTCCAGGGGCGCCAAATCGCGGCGCAAGGCGGTCAAAACACGAAGGGCGCAGAGATTGTCGCTAACATCATTCGGTCATACGGGGTTGATCCCGGCGCAGTGGCGGCGTTTCTGAAGGGAGAAATGCCGCCTCCTCAAAACGGAAACGGTTATGGGGATCAGGGGAGCTATGTCCCGCCTGCGCTCTTTCAAAAGCTTGATACGATGGAGCAGCGGCTAGCAAACCGCGAGGCCGCAGATCGAAATCGTGAAGCCGCAGAGCGTGCTGCTCGCGAAAACTCGACGCAATCGCAAATCGAAGCATTCGCCAACGAGAAGGACGATACGGGGTCGCTAAAACACCCCTATTTTTCCGAGTTGGAACGTGATATGGCTGCCTTCGCCCAGATGGACATATCTCAGGGCAGGGTTCCGAGCATTCCTGATCTCTATGATCGGGCGGTTTACGCGAACCGGGAGACCCGCACTAAGGCGCTCGCAGCCAGCTCGGCCGAGTCAGCCCGAAAAGCGGCAGCCGAACGGAAAGCGCAATCAGAGCGAGCGGTCCGCGCCGCTTCCAGCATCGCCGGCTCCCCTGGGGCGGGCGGATCGCCGGCAGAGCGCACCGGACCACGATCTCTGAGAGACGAAATTGCGGCGGCAGCAGCAGACTTAGAGGCTGGCTGAGCCGTTCCGTTCAACCCGGCCGTCGTGAGACGCCCGTTTCCCCAGTGCGGCCTGCGGGCCGCCAGATGGAGCATAGGGAATGGCAAGCCCGAATACTAATTGGGGTGAGATCACCACCACCACCCTCTACAATCGGTCGCGCAAACTGGCCGATAACGTCACAAAAAACAATGCGCTGCTCCGCCGCCTTTCCGAACGCGGAAAGATCAAGGATTTCGACGGCGGCCAAGCGATCGTGCAAGAGCTGGAATACAGCGAGAACGGCACCTACAAGCGCTACAGCGGCTACGACATCCTGAACATCACGCCGTCCGACGTTTTCACGGCGGCGCAGTTCTCGATCGCGCAGGCCGCCGTCGCCGTCTCGATCTCCGGCCTCGAAATGCTGCAGAACAGCGGCAAGGAGAAGATGATCGATCTTCTCGACGCGCGGATCGGCAACGCCGAGCGGACTTTCGAGAATAACCTGTCGAGCGACTGCTATTCGGATGGCACGGCGGACGGTGGCAAGCAGATCGGCGGCTTGCAACTGATCGTCGCCGATGTCGGCACCTCCGGCACGGTCGGCGGCATCAGTCGGCAGACCTGGCCCTTCTGGCGCCCGAACAACCAATCGTTCGCAACCGCCGGCCTCGTGCCGAGCGCCGCGACGATGCAGACGATGATGAACCGCACCTGGCTCGCTCAGGCGCGCGGTCCCGATCGGCCCGACCTGATCATCGCCGATAACGTCTACTACCGCTACTACTGGGAAAGCCTCCAGGCGATCCAGCGCATCTCGCGCACCGACGACGGGATGGCTGGGTTCGGCAGCCTCATGTTCATGGACGCCGATGTCGTCTATGACGGCGGCTTCCAGGGCGTCGCGGCAGGCAACGGCTCGGCGATTAACGGTGCCGGCATCACATGGACTTCCGGCAGCGGCGCTCCGGCGAGCCACATGTATTTCCTGAACACCGACTAC